GATCAATACTTCATAACTACCGGTAACGTTTAAGCGCTTTCTCCATCCTACCACAGCTCTCTACGAAGTTCGAATCCATCATGTCAACATCAGCTAAGAAAACACCTGAATCAAAGACTGAGGATAAAATCGAACCTGTCATCGAACAAACGTCTAACGACAAACCCGAGCCCCCCCCCAACAAAGTAGACTCTGTGATAACCGTCCCAACCAGCCTGATCAATCAAGTCATTCAAACTGCGAGCCTTCAAGAGAATGGAATTGTTGCCCTCCTCAACCATGCACGATACATCAGTGATATTAACAACATTCATGTACAAAGCGCCGAAACTCATCCCGTACCCGCAGTTGGTCTACTTGGAAGTCCGTCACTTGTTAGCCTGAAATATACATCTACTCATAGTTCAGTTGAGTTTCCGACCACTACGCCTCACTTCTACGCAGCTCGACCTATTCCCTCTGATAACACGTCTGAACTGTTGCGAATTCCCCCAGTAAATGTTGTCTGTGACCCTTTCCCCTTCATCCCCGGTATGGCAAAACAATACAGTGTCTCAAACTACAACGTCCGGCTCATGATTGATGTTTCTCATCCAGGAATCGAAATGATAATCGACCCATTTTCCATTTCCAACACCAAAATAACAGTCGATGGCATTCAAGCTTTTGATATCAATGCATTTTCTGGTGGCTTGATAACTGATGCGAACAGTGGTTTTGGAAGTCGTGGTATGCCGTACATCTTCTCTCTGATTTCAGGTTTGCTCGCTGTATCTCGCAAAATTGGTCGATTTGTCATGATTGATAATATTGGTAATGAAAAGAATCGTGTTCTTACTGATCGAATCGAATGCCCTACTGTTCCCGGATTGTCTCATATGCGTGGAAGATTCTTAAAAGATGATTATGAACGCTATCCCCATGTTTTTGAAGCTATTCCATTGGTCACCAATCTGCCTTGGTTTCGACGTGAAATTGAAGATAACGTCACAACTGTTCCATTCGGTACCAATCACTCTATACCCCCTCCCAATGTGTCAAACATGAAAGTCGCTGAATATGTATACTGTGGAACTGATGTCACTATGGCTCAATTTCATTCAAACTTCCTCGATGAAGTATCCTCTCTTCGCTTCAGTCATGTCCAATATATCCGTCTTCTCAACAGTCTTGTCGTCAACCGCAATGAAATCACCGGATACACTACTCTGCTGCAATTTCGTGAATACAGTGCTGCTCATGTTCCACTTCAACTCTCCGCTCTTGACTACTCAACCTTTCCCTATGACAGACGTACTTCTGACTGCTTACGTTTCATGGTTCATTATTCTGCTGCATTCCGTGTTGCCTTCTCTGATTTCACATCGTCACTGATTTCGTCAATTATACAACAATCAGAGATTAAGACTGCTGCTGATTTCAACGCGACGCATACTGGAATGGGTAATACTATTAACAACTCAACAACCTCATTTCACGAAGTCTTACGTGGTTTCCTTGAGAATATTCGCCCCACTACATCTCATGACATTACGCGTGCTCTGTCCTTAGAGTTCTTTCCTTCATTCTACGATCTTGCACCTACGTCAACACATTACGGTGCTGTAATGGCTACAACTTTCCTCACTGATCTTCTGACTTTAGCTATGACATTTGTTATGCATCCAGTGACTTATTCTTACAATCCGCATCTCAAGGCCTACGCTATTCTGGAATTTTGTCAAGCCTACTTCAATCAAGAAGTTGAAACTCTATTACAGCAGAGTGGATGGGGAACGAATGTTACTGGCATTGTTATTACTGATGTACCTTCCATTGCTCCCTCTCGTATCGAATCCGGTGTATATAGCTTTACTTTGTTACAACCCGTCAATTTACAACCACTTGTACCTCCCCCAATGTGGAATCTGTTTACTAGGACCTTGGCGTTCTTGAATGCTCCTTTTCAAACGTATACCGTTAGTCGTCCCGCGATTGCATATGCTCAAGCTCGAAATGTTGTTATACCAGGTGTTCCAATTGTTCCGTCCGGACCATACTCTCGTGCTCCTCCTGTCGCTACATATCTATTGTCTGTGATTCAATTAGCTACTACTTACACGACCATTTCAAAACAAGTTGGTCTTGGTATGTCAACGTCCAAACTTGCAGCCGCCATGACGTCATGGAGAGTAGTTGTACGTGCAATGATTCTGAATTTCGGTGAGTGGTTTCATGGTGTATACTGTTTTGCTGCATACAATGCCGCGCTTCTCTATCGATTGATCATGCCATACGATAACACACCGCCAACAAACTGGCAGGCCTTCCCTTCTGTTCAAGAAGATCTTGCGCGACTCAATCTCCACAATATACACAATGCCCCAAGGATTATCCCGACGCAAGCCATGTTTCCCCATGATGATACAAGAACTGTACTTGGCCCGAAGCACATGCACTCAATTTTAGCGTTGTACCACACACCTTCGTCAGCTCATGTATGTGGTAAACTGAATGCAGATAAAACTGTAGCTGACTGGCCTGACCTTGTATCATTCTACTATGGAATTGACCCTCAGGAGATTGTTGAAATATACAAGACTGTATTGAATCTTGCTAGCTCATTTGGTGAATCAATTCAACTCTCCTCGGAAATGTCTACCGGTGATCTTTTATCCCCAGATCTTCGAGTTCTTTTACGATCTGGAATAATGGCCAAAGTATTTTCTGCTCGGACCTTTCAGTTGTTTGCTAAGTTTCTTGGAGTCGGTGTCACTGATGGTAGTATTATGTCTCAAAGCGGAAGTCTTATCGATATGTTCAACACCGATCCTCGTATATATTTTCCGAATACTGGTATGACCACTGTCTTCACTGATCAACTCATACAGTCAAATCCCGTCGGTGATATGATTCGTCCCGCTGTACGTAATAATTTCCGAATTTTACTTGATTCCGTATTTGGACCTGAAGGAATGATGCCCATCACAAGTGGATTTACTGCATCTTTAGAAATGCATTCCAATCTTCGATTCAGTCTAACGCATAGTATACGTCAGGTTGAAATAATATTCGGAACAGGCCATCAAGTTCAATATGATGACGGATTGCGTGGACTTCACATCTTCTCTTGCACCGCTAACCAGATTGACGCAACTGGACAACGAGTTCCCATAGGAAACATGATTGCATTCGCGCACATCGAACAGTTGATTGATAATCTTTCAACAATTGTTGGATATTCTGTTGTACGTCCCATTGCAATCGTCCCTGAGATAAATCAACTTCCCGCCGTTCTTGTTGAAGATATCATTACTGCCTTTCTTGGTAATGTTATATGTCTTTCATTTCCTGAACATCGTGTTGTTAGGTCATATGCGTATTTATCTCCTGCCAGCGTTGTTGCTGCAACCCAACTTGAACGTAATCTTGTACGCGAGATTCTTGAAGATCGTACTGTAACTCATTGCCATCACATTAGAATTTTCGATACCGAAATTATTCAAGGTGTGTTTGAAACTACGATGAGAAAACCACTTCTTCCACAACGACCAAAGTGCCCAGTCGAATTAACTACACATCTGCACACTCCCAATGCACGTGTAGGTGGTACACCCATCAATTTCGATCGATTCCTTCCTCTAGTCGAAGTCGACGCATCCGGTAGATTACTAGCTACTAATCAGCGGGGCGTTAAGAGAGATGCAATCACTACACGGCCTTATGCATTGCGAACTCCTTTGTTAGTTTGGATGCAATCACCATACCAGAAGCTTGAGGGTACGGTTCATAGTCAGACTGTGCGCGTCGGGATCTGAGCAGTGGCTGAACGTTAGGTGTCCCAGTAGTGTTTCGGTATCGCAGTCA